ACCTTGCGTTATTTATTAAATCATCTTCGTCAACAAATATTAAGTTTATTCCCAGTGTCGCTAGATACTGCCGTGTCATAATATCTGACTGCCTAACCGCTGTGCCTTTTTCGTAGTGGAAAAAGACACCCTGTACGTTTATAGCTATATCAGGGGGATTATAGATCATAAAGTCTATAACCCTTCCTCCCTTATCTAGCCTTCCTCCTGCCAGCTTACTTTGATACTGGAAATCAATATCCGGTTTAAGCCCTAGCTTAAGTAACGCCTTCCAGCATAAGTACTCAGGTCCACTACCAGCCCACCAGTCAGGTACTGGTACAGCAGGAATTGACTCTGCCATTACGTTTCCACCAGTTGAACCTGAATCTGCCCTCTCTCATCTAAACCTGTAAATTCAAATCCAGAAGCAGCTACAAGATCAACGTAATACGTTCGGTCAGTATCGCTATCCTTGTAGGTAAAAGGAACAAGTGTGTTTGTGTTAATAACAGTTGTTATGTTATCTAATATCTGCTTAGGAGAACTGCCCCTAAAACTCTTAGCTGCATCAATTGTTACTGTAAAACCGTACTTAGGCGGAATCTTTTCTCTCCACCTAAGCTCTATTAAGTTTAAGTCAGGGCTAGAAGAGGTCGAGTTACTGGCAAGCGTTACTTTAAATTTAATAGACGAGAACTCAACTCCAACACCAGAGGCAAAGTCGTAGGTTGTAGTCCCGTTAGCTGTAATTGTTCCAAGGGAGGTATACGACTCATTAAAATCTACTGCGTAAGATACTTGTACCGTGACAGCGTTAGAACATCCTGACGTAATTGCACGTAAAGCAATAGCAGTCTTGTTACCGGCTGCATCTCCACCGTCAAACCAAGGGGTTTCTAACACTCCTCCACCAGTGTCGTACTCAAAACCTGTAGTTTGCTCAGGGTTTATTACGTCAGGAGAGAGTTCAATCCAGTACAAGAAGCTGCCGACTCCGAACCACATGCGGTATTCGTTATAAGCAAAGCCTACGTGTGCGGCGTTAAGTCCCGTGTTGGTCAAGCCGACCCACTTTACTTCCCAAGCCGTGTCATTAAATCCAAGAACAGCCGAAGCACCTGTGCCAGAGACAACTGTAGAAGCCCCGCCAAAACCTGATGCCTGTCTACCTGTTGCAAAGACTGAGTAACCGGCAGATGTGTCTGCATTTACAAACGCAATTAGGTCATTGTGGGTTCCGATAAGTTTAATAACTTGCCCTGCATAAGCCTCAGGAATACCGTGGTCTCTATCAAAACCAACAAGGCTTACTACTGCTGTGTTAGAACCTGTCTGGTATTTGTAGATAGCGTTACCAGCAGGGAAGTAAACAGCATCTCGCCATACAACTGTTCCTGAGCCGCTTCTTTCATGGAACGGCAGTCGAAGCTCTGTGGCTTCCCACCTGTTGTTAGTTTCGTCAAAAGCCCAGAGTCCTACTTTTGTACCAGCATAAATAATTGGGCTACCACTTGCGTCCCTGTAAACAAAGAGTGATGTAACGTAACCATCAGGCAGCGGGAGTAGTGCTTTTTCAGTAGGGGCAGAAGCAGGACCAGATGCCCATTGTTTCAACATGCCGTTGTAATCAATGCCCCATACTTGACCATGCCATATTGCAAAGAACTCAACATTATTAATTGCGTTATTGGCTACAGTTTTATCTACAAATGTAGCGGCATCAGAAGTATAGGAGTAACCCGACTCACCCCTAGCAAAGATCATGTAACTTGCAGTAGTGTCCCTAAAGACAAGTGTTTCGCCAGTAGGGTCGGTTAAGGTTTTTAAAGGGGAACTCCAAGAGTCACTGGCATTATTGTATTTATAAACTTTGTTGTTAGAGTTTACGGTGTATATTTCCGTACTTGCCCCAACTGTAAAGTCAATAACGGACTTAATAGTGCCAGAGCCAGTGTTAGTGGCGGTAACGTTTGGTTTTCTTGGTAAAAGAAGATGCCCTTTAAACCTAGTCTGACAAGTAGTCCACCACGCCCTGTCCGCTGAGCCTGAATCTAGCCCTCTGTTCCAGCCTATCCCGCCACGGAAGTCGTTCTGGGTAAGTATGGAGGCTCTTGGGTCTGCACCACGCTGTGTGTCGCCGATGGTAAACCGTGGAGCAGCAATACTTACAAGTGTCTTCCGCACAGGACCACTGATCTTGTACCTTTTACTATTTAGAAGAACTTCACTTGTGCCGACAACAGATGCCATTAGTCCACCATCTTTGTTCCGGGCTTAATTGCCGGTAGAGAGCGTTCTGCTTGAGCGGCAATACCTTCAAAGAAGGCTGCCCTTCTGTCGTTGTCATCAGGGTCGGTTGTTCTGCCCCTTGCCAAAGAGAACAAAGACCTGCTTGTAGCTCTTGCAACTACTAAGTCTGGGTCTGTTTCACAAACGGTTGCATCAGCAGAGAGCAGGACTGGCAGTCTGTATCCAGAAAGCCTGACTAAGCTGTAACCAACCTTTCCTCTTGCTGGCTCCGTTAAAAATATCTTGCGTGATTCTTTATCTACCCTGTAGTTCCCTCCCCAAAGGCGGGTATACGTTGCAGATTCGGAAGCAACAGACTTAATGTCGTTAATCCACACGTACCTAGTGTTGCTTGAGACACCGCTTGCAAGCTTAATGCCAACAGACGTTATAGCCGTGTCTGTTTCAGGACTAGCAAGGCTTACTCGCATGTATGTCCATGTGCGAGCAGTAGCTGCTGGAATGTTAATAGTTTCTTTAGCAGAACCTAAAGCAGATGCGCTGCTTAAAACAATAGTTAAGTCTCCAGCAGCGTGGGTTACAGAAGACTTAAACCAAAACTCAAGAGTGTCGTGCTTTGCTAGGTTTAAGGCACTAACGTCTTTGTACCCAACCGTACCTGCTGAAACATCATCTAAATAAAAACTACTGGAAGCACCATGAGCTTTCCAGTCTTCTGAATCAGTAGCTGCGGTTACATCTGTGCCTTGAGTCCAAGTTGTATTGGCTGAGTCAATCTTTTTGCCATTAAACGAAGTCCTGTAATCAACAGAATAAATCGCCACCATAGCGGATGGAACGTTGTGTCTAGAGTCAAGAGAGTGACCGTGATTTGACTCGTCTTCATCGCTTACTAAGCCACGGGGAGTCCTCTGAATGATCGCTTGGTTAATAAACTCATGGATGCGCTCAGGTGGGTATTCAGCCCGCCAGTATTCGTAGGTGTCTGAGGAAGCCGTAGCCACTGTAGCTTGTGGCTTGAAGGTGAATGTGCCAGATGAACTAACGTAGTCTGTTACACGACGGATAAGACCGTCGTTAGTACCAGAGGTGAATACAACCCAGCCACCGTTGAACTCGTCATCTCCACCTATGTAGTTAGCGTCAACAAGGGTTGTCGTGCTTCCATTACTACTTGCCGAACTTGCCGGGGATTGGTCTAAGTTCGCCGCAATAGATCGCCTGATTTGCTCTCTAGTTCTGCTTTGAAATGCAGCCACGATTTACCTACTTGCTAGCTCTACGCTTTCTACGCCAGTCAGATATAGATTTCATTGCGCCTTTAAGGTCGTCAACTTGTTCTTTACTAACCGGATGGGCTGGTTGCTGCTTTGCAAAAGCCTGTGCTTCTTCTTCAGCAACTTCTCGTTCTTTATGAAGGAGTTCTTCTAACTGGTGTCCTTCAAGTCTAGATGCACCGGGGATGTAGACACTCTTCCTGTGTCCAACATCAAAGGTCTCTTCGGACGGTTGACCGATTACTCGCTCAACTTCTCTAGAAAGGCTAACTTGACGATGCCCTGCTTTTCTACCTGCTGATACAGGTAGCCATAGTTTTTCTTTCGCCAAGTTAGCCTCCTCTAAAAGTTAGTACTTAATTCCAAGGTCAATCAATGCGTATTCGGAAGCTGCGGCTACACCAAGCACCACACCAATTCTTACTTCTGCTGAGTTGTTATCCAGAGATGGACCTGCTGCTCCGTCAGTACCACACGTATAGGCTTCGTTACCAAGCACAAGGCTTGCAATAGCCAAAACTGCTGCTGGTCCTGCGGTCTGCGCCCAGAAGAACTCTCCCGATGCAATATCGTGGGTTGGAACTCCTGTGACTGAGCCATCAATGTCGCTGATGTCAAAGATTTCTACTGAGTGACCAACAGGCTTGTGCAGACCAACTTCTGATGAAGTGGTAAGCGCAGTCTGAACTGTGTCGTTGTTGTAGAAATCAATAGTTACGGCTGCTCCAGTAGCTGCCGTGCTGTGGTCAGCAATTTGGAAAATCTGACCCTCACCATCTACATCGTTGACGAAAAGGTAGCCATCTACGTAGTCGCCACGGGTAGCAAAGTCTTCCGTGTACTTACCGCTACCTACGATAGCAGTAGTGCCACCGTTAGTTATAACAACTTGGTTTGCGCCAGCAGCACCAGACACAACAGCTAGGTCTTTGATGTGGTCAGCAGCAGTCTGCGTTCCCATAGTTACTTGACCAGCAGTAATAGCTGCGGCTGCTTTGGAGTAGTAGAAAGTTCGCCCATCACTGTAGACCATCTTGGTTCCAAGGCGGTGCTTCTGAGATGTATTAGCTGTTTTGTCGTATCCGGGTGCACCGTGTACGACGTTTGAAAATGCAGACATTTTAAACCCTCCTAGGGGTTACGTTTTATACAGGGTCAAGCCCTGCGATAGTCCGATATTAAAGGCTCGGTCTATCGTTACACCTTTTTTCTAGGTCGCCCTCGTTTTTTCTTAACGGGGACAACATCGTCTAGCTTACCTGAAGCAACAGCTTCAGAGAAGGTTTCAATCTTCTCCTCCACTGGCACTTCAGGCTCAGGGGGGCTTTGAACAAAGCCTCTTTTTAAGTAAGTCGGCAAAAAGGATTTGGGCAAGTTAGGACACTCAACCCAATCACCAGTTCCTTGATCTTGTCTCCACAGAGAGATTTTTTCAGCTCCCCCTACAGACATTTCAATCCTACTTTTTTTAAGAACCATTATTCAAAGCCCCTTGAATTACTAACTGTTGTTTGTTACAGGGTTGCCAATTTCGTATTGAACAGCAGCACCCTTAGTGTCATCGACTTCAAAGACTGCGTAGTCTTCAGTGATAACAACCTCGTAAGCACGAAGCGATGCATCTCGCTCGCGCTCTTCTGAACGACCACTTGCAGCCAAGTGACCCATGCAGTCTTTTGCAGCAATTACTCCGTAACCAGAGTCGTGACCGGAAACCTTTGCAATGTTTCCATCCTCAAAGAAGGGAACTCCACCGACTTTAATGCCCGTGTAGTAGTCCTTAACTGCTGGCTTGTTGAAAGCGTCAGGCAACGGGTAAGTTGACAACGTGTTTCCAACGTCAGTAGCTAGGTTCCAAAGAGCATTAGGGTGGTGAACTACAAAAACGTCAGAACCGAAACGGTCTGCTTTGGCATTAGCAATAATAGCCGATGCGTTAGCAAGGTTAAGGTTCTTGTCGTTTGCTCCAAGAACACTTCCGCCGTTTAGAGTTGGAAACAGAGCAATGATGTCTGTGTCCTTCTTACGCGCCATTGCGTCACCCATCTGCTTACCAATGATCTTGTAAACATCTTCGTTGTTCTGTCGAAGAAGAGTGTCGGTCACAATTACCTTAAGTCCAACTTCAGCAGTAGTTGCTGTAATAGTTGAAACATCAAGGTCTTCGCTATCAATCATGTCCTGACCTTCAGAAAGGTCTTCTGCGGACATCTGGGCGACTTTAGGGATTTCGAGTTTGTACTCACCCTTGCCAAGATTGAACTTTTCAATAAGCCCAACCATTGGAGCGTTATGCTCCTCTGTATACCGTGCTTGTGCAAGCATGATACGAGACATATTCTGGAGATTTCCAGAAGTGCTCATGTTTACTGCCATCTTAATTTACCTCAATCAAAAATGGTAAGACCCATCTGCCTAGCAGCCGATCTTGCCATATCTGTGCTTACCGCAGGGTCTCCTGCGTTGTATTTGTCTAAGACATTACTAGCGTTTGTTGGGGCAACGTCAACAGCAGGAGTTCCTGACCCATACGTTTGAGATGGAGTAGCACCCTGCAATCTTCCTTCAAGGTCTTTAATTCTCTTGAGGGATTTAGCGTGGCGTTCCATCTCGTCAGGGTTAGTAATTTCCTGTAGCTCTGTAAAAGGGATGTTGTGCTGAGATGCAAGTTCGTAAGCCCTAGCAAGCTGAGTTCGGTTGTTAAGTTCCGAATTAACCTGCTGGCTTTGACGAGTCATCCTTTGAACTTGTTGTTGAGACACAAAGGCTTGTTTTGCATAAGCCGCTGTGTCTTGTGCCAAGCTCTGTGCGGACACATCGTCCATGCCTTGATTTAAGAATTTTTCATGCAGGGATTCATAATACTGCCCTACTTCTGCATCAAGGTTTTTTTGACTTTCTTGCGCTTGCTGTTGGTCCCTTTGTACCCGTTCATCCGTTAGCTGTGTTTCCAGTTCAGCCATTCGCTTGTCTGTAGAAGATTGATACTTCTTAAATTCAGGCGATGTAAAGACTGAGCCATTTGACTGAGTATCTGTCGAGCCTTCGCTTCTCTCAATATCACCACCATCAATACCAACCTCTGGCGTAAGAGTTTCCATAGGGGCTTCTGAAGCCACTACATCATCCACTACAGGGTCAATATCTAAATTGATGGTTTCTACCATAGAGTCGGTTGGCGTTCCTTCTCTCTCAGTTGTCATTATTTACTCTCCCAGTAACGCAACACCTGTTAGATGGTACGTAACAATTGTTTAGGTTTAAACATAATACTCTATCTTGTGACGATTGAGCGAGTTAGTTCTATTTGCTCTTCAGCAGAAGGCGTGGTGGTCCGACCTGATGAAAGCCTGTCCCTTGCCGCATTAGATTCCATAACAGTTCTAGCAACTGCGTAGTATTTACTACTTTCACTTCCCAATGAAGAGGCTTTAATGGCACTTGGAATAGCCATGCCTTTAGCCTTTAATGCAGACCTAGTGCGAGAGTTTCTCGCCTCTCGATTCGCTTGAGCCTCATAGTCAGGCTTTATTAATTTGCCAATACTAGGTGGAACCATAAAGTTTGACTTGTTGGCAAGGATGTAATCCCTTTCGGTTCTTGTAAGTGTCGAAAGGAACCTGTCTTTTATTTTTTCAAGCTGTTCATCAGTTAAAAGAGCTTGTTTCTCAGGAGTGTTCAGCTCTCCCAATAGCTCATAGTATTCGTTCTGAGCTTGCTTTAACGGGTCAGGTTGTTCTTCAGAATTTCTATCTTCTCCAAAGTAAGCTAGCCGTATGCCATGCAGCATCAGGTCTTGATCGTTCATGTATTTGTAGATACGACTTGCCTTTTGCCCGTTCGGGATATTGCCAGCCATAATTGTTTCTATAAATTCATACTGATCGTTTTCTAGCTTAGAAGTCTGTTGGGTGTACTCACTAGGAACAAACTCAGTTCCTTCGTAGTACATCCTGTTGATGTACTTTTGCTCATAGCCGTACAGCTCCTTGTAAGGAATCCCTGCTAGCTCCATAGCAATGTCATCTTTATCAGGGTAGATACCTACGTTAAGACCTGAAACAGCCCCTGCACCAAGCAGGACTTGGGTGAACCCGCCATCCATTTGCTCAGAAGAGTCTTTAATTTGCTGCACCATTAAAGGGAGGAAGTCTTCGTAATCTGTAGTTTGCCCCGGAACAAACGTTGAGGGACCACTTACTTCTTCACCAAAGTAGTTTTGACCAGTGATAACTCCTGCCGCACTAGCTCCTAACGGGCTAAGTTTCGACCTAGTAAAGTTACCAATCTGCCTCATAACATCAGCGTCGAACTCTATTCCTGAACCGCTTACTTCTTTCCGGTCTCCAGTAACTCCGTAACCTGCGCGAGCTACAAATCTCCAAACAGAACCAAGACCCATAGTTAGGTCTAAATTTATCCTGCCCTTGTTGATCTTCAGGAAGCTTGATTTGCGCCAGTCGGTTTCAACCTCGAAGCCGTTCATTGCAAGAAGCCCTGCTATCCCTCCGATAACACCAAAGGTGCGAACAAGGTCTTGGGACATCTGCTTGCTGGTGTGCGCCCCTTTGTAGCCTTGTACTGTGAAGTAATCACCAGACTCAACTACGTCAGTAGGTTGAAGCCCTAGTTTTTTAGCATAGGCTTTAGCATCTTTAAGTGCTGTTGCTGTATTAGCATCCCTCGCTAGCCCATAGCCGCCTTTACTAAACTTCTTAGGCATAGCATTTAAAGATTCTTTTCCGAAAGTCTTTGCCATTGTGTATGGCACTTGGAATCTAGAAGCCATCCATCTTGGAGCAAGTAAAATGGTAGAAAGCTCAGGAGCTAAGTCATCTAACTTGCCAAGGCTTCCTCTGCCTGTAGCTTTGTTTAAGAAGTCTGCGTAGCTGTTTAAGGCTTCAACCTTTGCTTCAGGGATTTTTGAAGTTACAAGACCTTTATTAAAGTCATTTAGCATTTCGTACCTCATCTTATTGAGGTACAAAGTGTGGAACCTTTCACCAGCTTTAAACGGATACCCGATAAAGCTTGCTTTACCAGCAACTTTGGCAACCTTTTGCATGAAAGGGTTCTTCCGAACTGTTTCAGGCAGGACGTTACCTACTGAGTTAAAGATGTTTCCAAGGAAGGCTTCTTCTCTGTTAGACAAAGGACCGTCAATGTCGGAGATATGAATGTTTGTCTTTTGAGTTAAGTATGTGTAGTTAACATCTTTTGAAAGAGTATCCATTTGAGCACGGTAGTTACCGGAAGAAGCCATGCCGGTCATAGCATTTCCTAGGTTCCGGTAGAACAAGGTGTCGGGACCTTTATACCAAGCATTAAAGTCTCCTTTAGCTAGATGCTGTAACGACCTCTTTGTTGTAATTGGCTTAACAGCTCCACCAATAAGCATCCCGCCTTGGTTCCAAATTGCTCCTAAGTCCACAGACAACAGAAGTGCTCTAGGCAAGTTAAATATCTGAGTAAAGAGGTCTCTTAGTATTTGCAGCTTGGTCTGAGGAGTAATAGACCTGTCTTTAGTTTTCAACCCTAGTGCTTCCCAAATGAATTGAACTTCATGCGGGGCTAGCACCTCAGCAGTTTTAAGAGGCTTGGTTCCTGACATACCTTTTAATCTTGGGGCTGCGGCTGCTATTTCAAGATCGGCAATAGACCCAACATACGGGGTTTCTACTCCGATAAGTTTCTTTATAGCTGTTGCGTATCCATCCCTGTCAAAAGCCCTTATTAACTTGGCTTGACCTTCGCTCGCAGGTATGTCTTTTAGCCGCTCAAAGCCAGTATTTAAAAGTGCTTGAACTTCTAACGGGTGAATCTTTAACGGCTTGAATCCTCCGGGGTCAGATTTTGTCAGCTTCTTACCGACATTAATCCTTCTCTCTTTTTCAACTCCGCTTATAAATGCAGGGTCAGACTTAGGAAGTTTTGCCGCTTCTTCTGCATCTAAGATCATTGCCGTGCCTCTA